GTGGCGCTCACAGATACCGCCATCCGCACCGCCAAACCCCGCGACAAGCTCTATCGCCTCGCTGACGCCCAGGGCCTTTGCCTTGAGGTGACAACCGCTGGCGGAAAGCTGTGGCGCCTTCGCTACCGATTCGAGGGCAAGGCCAAGATGCTGGGCCTGGGCACTTACCCCGCCGTCACACTTGCCCAGGCCCGCGAGCGCCGGGATACCGCACGCAAGCTGCTGGCGCAGGGCATTGACCCAAGCGCCCATAAACAGCAGGAGAAGGCAGCCGCCGTGACCCAGGCCCTGACGCTCGAATCGCTGGCGCGGGAGTGGTACGACTACAACCAGCCACGCTGGGCACCGGCCACCGCGTCGAAGGCCCTGCAGTACCTGGAGTCAGACATTTTCCCGGTAATTGGTAAGCGGCCCGCCGCCGAGGTCCAGCGCCCTGAATTGGTAGACCTGGTGCGGAAGATCGAGCAGCGCGAGGCGTTCAACGTCGCCCGCAAGGTTCGCCAGTGGCTGAGCCAGATATTCCGGTTCGGTCTGGCCAAGGGTGTGGTGCCCGGCAACCCCGCCACCGATCTGGACGTGGTAGCCGCGCACGCCCCGCGCACTCGCCACCACCCGCACGTATCAGAAGCCGAGCTTCCCGCGCTGCTGGCAACGCTGGAGACAGCCCAGTGCGACTTCACCAGCAAGATCGCCATTCGCCTGCTGCTACTGACAGCCGTGCGTCCCGGTGAGCTGCGGCTGGCGCCCTGGGAAGAGTTCGACCTGGAGTCAGCTACCTGGACGATCCCTGCGGCACGGATGAAGGCACGGCGCCCTCACATCGTCCCGCTCCCACGCCAGGCCGTGGTTCTGCTGCGCTCTCTGCACGAACTGACCGGCACCTATCCCCTCGCCTTCCCTGGGCGCAACGACCGGGCCAGGCCAATGAGCGAGAACACGGTGAACAAGGCGCTTTCCTCAATGGGTTATGAGGGACGCCAGACTGGCCACGGTTTCCGCCATCTGCTGAGCACCAGCCTGAACACCCGAGGCTACAACCGTGACTGGATCGAGCGGCAACTGGCCCACGGCGATCAAGACTCGATCCGCGACACGTACAACCATGCGCACTACCTGGAGCAGCGACGGGAAATGATGCAGAGCTGGGCAGATGAGATTGACGCCCTTTGCGCTGGCGCAAATGTGGTTTCTATTCGGAGCGCTTCCTGATGAGCAAGCTGAGCAAGTTCAAGAGCAGCATTTCGCCCAAAGAAGCTGCTGTGCTTCTTTCGCGCCTTATCGATGAGGAAGTTACCGAGAACGATATCTCAATGATGTATACCAACGGCTGGATAACTGCCAGGGTTAACTGCTTCGCCACCATTGTAAAACTAACACCTTTACTCGACCCCGAAGAGCATGCAAAGCAAGTCGAATTAGGCCGTTACTTTATGAAGCCCGGCGAAGACTGCGGGCTATGCGTAGGGTTTGACATACCCGCCGATCAAGTAGATATAGGAGACGGTGGTAGAGGATATGTTCTCAGGGATGACGATGGCGGTTTCTATGCGCTTAGAGATCATGCAACCGAATCTTTTCTGAATGATATTCACGACAGCATGCCGCACTTCGAAGAGGGCTTCATATCACCCTCAGAAATATATGCATTGGCAGAGTCTGCAAATGACGACAAACCCGTTCAAGCACCAAAAGGGAAAGTCCGACCAAACGACAACTGCATATCCTCAATGACGTTGTACAACTTCCCTCCTGGTGATGACCGACCTATAAAGCAAGCGCCAGCCATTATGCTGCAGGCAGCACAAGAAGCGCCGTCATTTGCTCTCGCTGTCGCAGCGCTGGTCGAAATAGCAACCAACGGCGAAACCAAGAAACGCAACCAGTCATCCTTGATAGACGAGATACTCGACAAGTACGAACTTCGCGGCCTGAGCAGGAGCAACCTGGAGAAAATGTTCTCTCAGGCCAACCGCAAGCTCACCGAGGCGATGGCGACGAAAGCCTGACTGCAATTGCAACTGCAAAACTGTTTTTTGCAGTTGCAATGACTCTCCGACCACCATCCACCAGCATTGCCATCGTTGATTACCGAAACCGCCCAAGGAGGCGCAGACGATGGCTAACCCTACCAACACCACCCTACCCGCTCGCCGCTTCATCAAGCGCCAGGACGTTGAGTCGATCACCGGCCTGTCCTGTACCGAGATTTACCGCCGTATCGCCGCTGGGGCGTTCCCCAAGCAGGTCACTCTCGGCCCGAAGTCGGTCGTATGGATCGAGGCCGAGATTCATGCCTGGTGTGATGAGCAGATCGCAGCCAGCCGTGGGGAGGTGGCGTGATGACTCTCGCCGCTCCATTCATGCCCTTTCGTCCATTCGTGCCCTTTTTTCCCATTCGTGCCCTTGTTCTTTCTCCGGCACGAATGGGGCACCAATGGGCACGAATGAAGAAATCGGTTGCTTGCGATGAGCTTCGCGGCTATCGTTCGTCTGTCGCTGCAAATTCAGCGACCGGGCGTAGGAACCCGAATTTAAGAAGGCGCACAGGCGCCCCATTTCGATTGCTGGCGCTTTTTTTGTGCTCGCAGTCCCGTGTTATGGCGGCTGTGTGCGGGCAGGCTTCGGCCTGGCCGGGTTCCTTCTTTCCCGGTATTCCTACCCCGTGCACAGCTGCCACCCAATCCCGTAGGAAGGATCGTGGCAGCTCCTCAGCCAAAGAAGGAGCTACGCCCATGAACGCCCTCATTCCGTCCAAAATCCGCGCCCTGGCTCACCGCCGCATGGCTCTGAGCGCTCTCCGCGCCAGATCGTCCCTGTCCGTCCGCTTGAAGCGCTACAACCACCACATGGACCAAGCCCGCGCCCTGGAAGCCCAAGGGGGTGTGCAATGAACTTGCAGACCCGCGATGATCTGAGCTTTACCCAACGCGACGGCGAAGGCCGGATGATCAACTGGCCTCGTAACAATCCTGGAGTCGCTACCGACTGGAGTAAAGGCATCGACTTCTTTGAGCAAGAAGTGGCCAACCTGGCCTCCAACAACGAAACCCAAGCCTACCACGCAGTCTGGTTTGCAATAACCGGGATGGGTGGGCGTTACACATGTCTTGAAATTGGGTTTGCCGAGTCTGTAGCTCGGGCAGCAATCATTGGCTTGCGCGCTATGCGTAACGGCGTCGAACGGTTCGAACCTAAGGATGGTCTGAAGTAGCCATGTATTTCCCCGGCATACCACCTAGCGCAACTTTTAAACTCGCCAAATGATCAAAAAACAATCAATTCGACGAGTATTTCTTACGTTTTCGCCACCCGGACCCCACTCCGGTGGCCATTTCCCGCATTACAGGCGCACCTCTCCTGCATTCGTCAGTAAATGTCGGCGCGCCATCCACAGGTTCGACAGAGCGAACAGTGTCACCAGTTGCGCCGTGTTTTTGGCCAAGCCGCGAAAGCGCACCTTGGTGTAACCGAACTGGCGCTTGATTACCCGGAACGGATGCTCGACCTTGGCGCGCACCTGAGCCTTGGCCTTTTCAATCTTGCGCTTGGCTTTGTACAGCACGCTGCGCTTATCGAGTTTTTTGTAGGTGCTGCGGCGTGCCGCCACCTGCCAGATAACTTCACGTCCTTCATGCTCGGGCCGCTTTTCGACACCGGTGTAGCCTGCATCGGCGCAGACCACGTTTTCGTCGCCATGCAGCAATTTGTCCACCTGGGTGACATCCGCCACATTGGCCGCCGTGCCCACTACGCTGTGCACCAGACCCGATTCGTCATCGGCGCCGATGTGGGCCTTCATGCCAAAATAATACTGGTTTCCCTTCTTGGTCTGGTGCATTTCCGGGTCGCGCTTGCCGTCCTTGTTCTTGGTCGAACTGGGCGCATTGATCAGCGTTGCATCGACGATGGTGCCCTGGCGCAGCGACAGGCCGCGGTCGCCCAGATAGCCATTGATGACAGCGAGGATGCCGGCCGCCAGCTCGTGTTTCTCCAGCAAGCGGCGGAAGTTGAGAATGGTGGTTTCGTCGGGGATGCGCTCCAGGTTCAGCCCGGCAAACTGGCGCAGGATCGTGGTTTCGTACAGCGCTTCCTCCATCGCTGGATCGCTGTAGCCGAACCAGTTCTGCAGCAGATGCACACGCAGCATCGCCATCAACGGGTAGGCCGGACGGCCACCTTCACCTTTCGGATAATGTGGCTCGATCAAAGCAATCAAGCCCTTCCACGGCACCACCCGATCCATCTCGATCAGGAACAACTCCTTGCGGGTTTGCTTGCGCTTGCCAGCGTACTCGGCGTCGGCGAAGGTCATCTGCTTCATCGGGAAACTCGGTGGGTGGGGTCGCGGTATTTTGCCAAATCAGAAAGTCTTTTTCAGAGTTTCCCTAACAACTTCGACGGGGAATAACCATGAACATTCAAAACGGCGCACTTGCGCCGATGGGATCGGCTTGCCTGGATAAAGTGCTTAACCGGTTAGACAAAGTTAAGTCCGCTGGCGCCGACAAGTGGAAAGCCTGCTGCCCTGCACACGACGACAAACATCCGAGCTTGGCAATCAGCGAGACTTCGGAGGGCGTTGTCTTGCTCAAGTGCTGGGCCGGTTGCACAACTAAAGAAATTGTCTCGGCAATTGGCCTGGAGTTGCGAGACTTGTTCCCCGGCGAAAAGCAACCACGGCGCGGGCCAAGTAAGGCCGCGATTGAACATGAGCGCATGATTTATCGGATCGGCCAATCACTCCATCAGCAAGGGAGTTTGGTCGGTGACGACCTGGTGCGCTTCAACCTTGCCAAGCAGCGCCTGGGGGTCAAATGACGACTGATCGATTTGCCGAAGAATGGACCGAACCACTCAGCGCGATCACCCGCGAAGCAGCGCCAGCAGTATGGAAAGTGAAGGTGGCCAGTGCTGCATCGATCAAGCCCGTTGCCATCCGCTGGCTGTGGCCCGGCTGGCTGGCCAAGGGGAAGCTGCACATCCTTGCTGGCGCCGGCGGTACCGGGAAAACCACGTTGCTGATCGGCCTGATCGCCACCATCACCACGGGCGGGCGCTGGCCTGACGGCAGCCGCTGCAGCGAGCCAGGCAACGCACTGATCTGGTCGAGCGAGGATGATCCCGCCGATACGTTGATTCCTCGATTGACCGCTGCTGGCGCCGACATGAGCCGCGTCTACATCATCCAGGGCCGCACCAACGCCCAGGGTGACGCTGACCCCTTTGACCCGGCCAACGACATTGCCCTGCTGCGAGAGACTGCAAACGAGATCGGCGGCGTGTCTCTGCTGATGCTCGACCCAATCGTCAGCGCTGTGAAGGGCGACATGCACAAGGCCAATGACGTGCGCCGGGCGCTGCAGGGCGTGGTGGACTTTGCGGAGCAGAACCTTTGCGCCATCGTGGGAATTTCTCACTTCGCCAAGGGCGGCGCTGGCTCATCACCGACTGACCGGGTGATCGGCTCACAGGCTTTCTCTGCGCTGGCGCGAACGGTGCTTGTGGCTGCCAAGCAGGAAGACTCCGACCTGCGCGTGCTGGCGCGGGCAAAGTCGAACATCGGCACCGATGAGGGTGGCGTCTCCTACACCATCGAGACTTGCACTATCGATGGCGACATCACGACGACACACGTCGCCTGGGGCGATCTGATCGAAGGGTCAGCCAGGGAGATTCTGGGCGACGTTGAGGGGGCCGATGACGACACCCGCCCGGATGACGATGATCCGTCAGAAGCATTACGGCGAATCCTCAAAGATGGCCCGATGATCGGAAAGCAAGCCAAAAGCCTGATGACGGAAAACGGCTACAGCGCGAAGCAGACCCGGACCGCACGCGAAAAACTGTCGGTAGTGACGGTCCGCGAGGGCTTCGGGAAGGAGATTAAAACCCTCTGGTCGCTACCCCAGGCCGAAGGTGCGTTCTCGACGTTTCCGCCATTCGTGCCCATTGGTGCCCCATTCGTGCCGGGGAAAGAACAAGGGCACGAATGGGAAAAAAGGGCACGAATGGACGAAACGGCACCAATGGAAGAAGCCGAGGTGGGCGAGGATGAGGTGGCCATATGAGCACCGCCATCGACTACCTGGCTCAACGCGGGCTGTCGGCCCGCAAGAAGGGAAACCGGGTAGTCGTATCGCCCAGGGCAATGGTCACGGATGACCTGCAAAAGTACATCCGGGCACACCGCCTTGAACTGCTGGCGGAGTTGGCGGCGAATGACGGTCTTGAGCGACGGTGTGGGTGGACAGTAGTTGTCCCTGGCAGGAAGCCGTTCACGATGATCTCAGAGCCAATCACCCACGCCGAGGCTCTGGACGATGTTCGCGCTCGCTGGCCCGATGCAATGGTTCAATGACCCGCGCACCATAAATAGCAAATAACTATCAGAGCAATTGAACTGATAGTCTCAATGTGTTAGATAGAGACTATCAACTATCAATTCCTGATAGTTTTTGCCATTTATGGAATTCCACATGAAACTTCACGAACTGCGCGAGAAGCGCACCGCCGCCGTCGAGGGCATGAGAAAGCTGGTGGACACCGCTTCCGCTGCTGGCCGTGACCTGACCACCGACGAATCCACTCAGTTTGAAACCTTCAAGACCGAGGAGCGCTCGCTGGCCGACCAGATCACCCGCCATGAGCACCTGGCCGATCTGGAGAAGCGCACCGCCACTCCGGCCGCCACCGACACCCCTGAGCACCTGGAGAAGCGCGTCAGCGTGATCCGCGTGCTGCGTGCGCAGATGGAAGGCCGCCAACTGGACGGCGCCGAGCGCGAATACACCCAGGAAACCGAACGCCGCACCGGTCGCAAGGCCGAGGGCGCATTCGTGCCGTTCGCCGCCCTGGAGCGCCGCGCCAACACCACCGCGACCGCGCCCGAGCTGGTGGGCACCGACCACCGTGCTGACCTGTACATCGGCCCGCTGCGTGAGGCGTTGCTGGCGCGTTCGCTGGGCATCCGCACCCTGACCGGCCTGGTGGGCAATGTGAGCGTGCCGAAGTTCGGCAGCGGCCTGGAAACCGGTTGGGTTACTGAGGGCCAGGCAGTGCCCGAGGGCCAAATGTCGTTCGACGGTGTGACCCTGACGCCGAAGCATGTGGGCGGCAAGACCGAAATGTCGCGCCAGCTCCTGCAGCAATCGTCGCCGGGCATCGAGCAACTGGTACGCGAAGACCTGTCGTTCCTGATCGCCCGTCAGATCGACCGCGCCATCATCAACGGCAGTGGCTTGGCTGGCGAACCGCTGGGCGTGCTGAAGACTGCCGGTATCCAGACCGCCACCATGCCCGACACCTGGGCCGAGGTGCTGGCGTTGCTGGAAAAACTGGATGACGTGAACATCGCCAACGCCCGCTGGCTGACCACCGCCGCGATCCGCACTGTCCTGGGCAGCACCGAGAAGGTGGCCGGGTCGGGTAGTGGCTTCCTGTACGACAACGGCACCCTGGCCAACCTGGCACTGGCGGCATCGAAGAACGTCCCAACCGGCAAGCTGATCCTGGGCGACTGGAGCCAGGTCATGTTGGGCGTGTGGTCCGAGGTGGATATTCTGGTGAACCCATACGCCGAACCTGCCTACAGCCGTGGCGGTGTGCAGGTCCGTGCAATGGCCACCGTCGATACCGCTGTACGCCATCCCGAAGGCTTCGTAGTAGCGAGCGCACCGTGATGGAACGCCGAGCAGCCGCAAGCCTGGAACGGAAAGGCCGGACGCTGTTCGGCTATGCCGCCCGTTTCGGTGATGCAACCCCCATCGGGGGCTTTACCGAGATCATCCTTCCGGGGGCTTTCAAGCGCTCCCTTGCAGGTCCAGCCGCCGCCAGCATCCGTGCCGTTTACGAGCACGATGATGCAGCCCTGTTGGGCCGTGTCGGAGCTGGCACCCTGCGCCTTTCTGAGGATGACGTGGGCCTAGCCTTCGAGCTGGACCTACCCGACACCAGCCTGGGCCGCGACCTGTCCGAGCTGGTGAAGCGTGGCGACGTGGCCGGGTGTTCGTTCGGCTTCGTACCGGTGGGCGAGAAGTGGGACGGCGAGGTGCGCAGCCTGCAGGACGTGGACCTGCACGAAATCACTATCACCGCGAACCCTGCCTACCCGACCACCACCGTATCGGTGCGCAGCCGCAAGCCGATGCTGGCGCTGGCCAATGCCCGTCGTTACCTTGAGTTCCTGGAGTGCATCCGGTGAGAAAGCTGCTGAGCCTGTTCACGCGCTCCAACAACACCCCGGCCTATGATCGGTACTTCGACCAGTTCAGCCAGGCCGGTAACTCGGCAGGGGTCAACATCACGGTACAGACCGCCGAGTCGATCAGTGCCGTGTATGCCGCTGTCGCCGCGATCAGTGAGAGCGTGGGCAGCTTGCCGTTGGACGTGTATCGCCGCACCGATGACGGGCGCGACAAGGCCCGTGCCCATCCCTTGTACGCACTGCTACACGACGCCCCGAACGAGTGGCAGACAGCCCTGGAATTCCGCGAGCAACTGCAACGCCACATCCTGCTGCGCGGCAACGCCTACGCCCGCATTCGTTGGAGCGGCGCCGGTCGGGTACAAGCGCTGGAGCCAGTACACCCGGACAGCGTGTCGATCATGCGCAGTTCGGCCAGCGAGCGCCTGGTATACGAGTACACCGACCGCCACGGCAAGCTGCAGCGGCTGACCGCCGACGAGATGTTGCACATCCGCTACCACACCGAAGATGGTGTGCTCGGGCGCAGCCCCATTCAGGTGGCCAGGGATACCCTGGGGCTGGCGCTGGCTGAACGTACCCACGGCGCCAAGATGTTCGAGCAGGGCACCAAGCTGTCGGGCGTGATCGAGACGGTACCCGGCACCACCAAGGAGCAAGCCGCGCAGATTCGTGAGAGCTGGGCCGCTGGGCAAGCTGGCGTGAACAACCACGGCAAGACCCCGGTGCTGCCCCAGGGTGCGAAGTACAGCGCGGTATCCATGACGCTGGAGGATGCTGAGTGGATCGAGGCCCGGCGCCTGTCGGTCGAGGAAGTGGCCCGCCTGTTCCGTGTACCGCCTGTGCTGATCGGTGATCTGCGCGAGGCCAACTACTCCAACGCCGTGGAGCTGGGCCGGTACTTTGTCACCCATACCCTGCGCCGCCACCTGGTCGCATGGGAGCAGGCTATCAACCGCACCCTACTGGGCAGCGGCTTCTTTGCTGAGCACAACGTGGAAGGCTTGCTGCGCGGTGATAGTCTCACTCGTGCGCAGTTCTATCAGCGCGGTGTCGAGGACGGATGGCTGCTGCGATCCGAGGTACGCCGCATGGAAAACCTACCCACCGTAGAAGGTATTGATGATGAGCAAGAAACCAAGGCTCCAGATGATAAAGCCCCGGGTGCGGGTGCTGGGAACCCACCTGGAGGAAAAGCAGCGCCAGGCGAAGGAGAAGAAGCGTGAGCAGGTACAAGCCCAAGACGAGGGTGATTCCTCTCGGTAGTGCTGCATGGCAGCGCCTGCGTGCCCAGGTGCTGGCCGAGGAACCACTGTGCCGCGACTGTGCGGCCCGTGGCCTGGTCACACCTGCTACTGACGTGGACCACATGGACAACAACGGCGACAACAACGCACGCACCAACCTGGCGCCCCTATGCCACTCGTGTCACTCGATCAAGACAGCCGAGGACATGGGCAAGCGCACCACGCGGGGCTGCGACGTGAACGGCATCCCGCTCGATCCGAACCACCACTGGAACAGGTCCAAAAGATCACCAGGAACCGCGCTCAGCTAGACCGCCCCCGACCCTCTCTTTCATCGCTAACCGCAAAAAACGACCATGAAAACCCGCCGCCCCCGATCCGATAGCGCCAAGGCCGCCGTAGCAGCGGCACAGGCTGTCGCGCTTGGCCCAATCGCACCGCCTCCCCATGTCCGGCTTCGTGCGCAGGATTGGCCGTTCTGGAACGCTGTGGTGCAGACGCGACCACGGGATACCTGGACCGATAACGATCTGGTGCTGGCGGGAAACCTTGCACGAACCAATGCCGATATCGAGGCGCTACAGAAGAGCATCGACGTGGACGGCTTTGTCGTGGAAGGGAAGGCCAACCCCGCCTGCGCGATTCTGGACACCATGAGCCGCCGCGCAATCACCCTGTCCAGGCTCCTGCACATCCACGCGGCTGCCACCGTTGGGAGGTCTGAGGATGGCCGCAAGGCCGCTGCGCTCGAGCGTGAGGCTCGACAGCATGCGGATGACGACCTGATCCCTACCCTGAGCACGCTGCAATGACCCGCGCCGAAAAGATCATCGCGTTCATCGAGCGCTATTGCGTGACGCCCGAAGGCGCGGACGTGGGTAAGCCGCTGTGCCTGGCTGAGTTCCAGCGCCAGTTCATCCGCGACGTGTACGACAACCCGGTGGGCACTCGCCGGGCCATCCTCAGTGTGGCCAGGAAGAACGGCAAGTCAGGCCTGATCGCGGGCCTGCTGCTGGCGCACCTGGTCGGCCCCGAGGCGAAGCAAAACAGCCAGCTTGTGTCGGGTGCCATGAGCCGCGACCAAGCCGCCCTGGTGTTCAACCTGGCCGCCAAGATGGTTCAGCTATCGCCCGCCCTGTCGAAGATCGTCCGCATCGTGCCCAGCGGCAAGCGGCTGCTGGGGCTGAACCTGAACACCGAGTTTCGCGCCTTGGCCGCCGACGGCAAGACCGCGCACGGCCTCTCCCCAGTGCTCGCCATTCTGGACGAGATTGGCCAGATACGCGGCCCGCAATCCGACTTCGTGGACGCCATCACCACCAGCCAGGGCGCCCACTCGGCACCGCTGCTGATCGCCATCAGTACCCAGGCAGCCAACGACGCCGACCTGCTGAGCCAGTGGATTGACGATGCCCTGCGCAGCAATGACCCCAAGATCGTGTGCCGCCTGTACGCCGCGGCGACGGGCTGCGATCTGATGGACGAAGACGGCTGGCGAGCGGCCAACCCGGCACTGGGCATCTTCCGGTCGGAGACAGACCTGCGGGAGCAGATGCAGCAAGCCGAGCGCATGCCGAGCATGAGCAACACCGCCCGCAACCTGCTGCTCAACCAGCGGGTCAGCCTCGACAGCCCATTCATCAGCCCCGACGTGTGGATGGCCTGCGACACCGCGCCTGACCCGTTCGAGGGCCTGGTCTATGCGGGCCTCGATCTGTCGGCCCGAACCGACCTGACGGCGCTGGTGCTGATCGGCAAGGTGGATGGCGTGTGGCAGGTCCGTCCGTACTTCTGGACGCCCGAGCAGGGCTTGTTCGACCGAGCGCAGAAGGACCGCGCCCCTTATGACATGTGGGCGCGACAGGGGTACATCCGCACCACGCCAGGGGCCACGGTTGACCTGGAAGCGGTGGCCCTGGACATGGCCGAGATACTAAGCGACTGCGAGGTGGCGGCGATCGCCTATGACCGCTGGCGCATCGACGTGCTCAAGAAGGAGCTGGAGCGCCTGGGCCTGGAGCTGCCGCTGGTGCCCCACGGGCAAGGTTTCCGCGACATGGCGCCAGCCCTCGACGCCCTGGAGGCTGAGTTGCTAAATGGCCGTGTCGCCCACGGTGGCCACCCTGTGCTGACCCTGTGCGCCGCCAATGCCGTGGCGGTGAAAGACCCTAGCGGCAACCGCAAGCTGGACAAGAGCCGTCGCACCGGGCGCATCGACGGCCTGCAGGCCCTGGCGATGGCGTTCGGCGCCGCCCAGGTGGCCGAGGCCCCTGCCGATCTTGATACCGAGGTATTTTTCGTATGACCAGCGTAACCCTTGAAGAAGCCAAGCTGCACATGCGCGTCGATCACGACGAGGAAGACAGCTACATCCTGGGCCTGATCGCCGCGGCTGAAATCCACGTCAGCAACTTCCTGGGCGATGGCCTGCCCGATCCGATGCCCGCCCCGATCAAGGCCGCTGTACTGCTGTTGGTGGGCGACCTGTACGAGAATCGGGAGCGCCAGGGCGACCGCACGCTGACCGAGGGCACGACATTTGCCATGCTGCTGGCGCCGTATCGTTCAATGGCTGTGATGTGA